TTAAGAATCGATTCACAGAGACCCTGGACCTTGGCAGGTGTTGACTTGTAGTGGCTTCCGCACCCCTTTCGGGTGAAGAAGTCTTCCAAGCTAACAAAACCAGGGCCCATGGGAGAATACCAAGCGATCATGTAGTTGGCAATCCGTGACGGCTGCTTTGTAAAGGCAACCATCATGGATCCCTTAGCTCTGTATCCGTAGCCAAGCACAGAAAGCATCTGCGCGAGGGTTAACTCGTATTTGCGTGCGAATTCCAGGATCACCGAAAGTGATTTCGATGACGCCCAGTACTCAGCAAGCGGGATTCCGCTAGCGTCCCCGACGGATGTCAGGAAACGCTTAGCGAATTCCAACGCGAGTCCTTGGAGTGAGATAAGGGACTTATGAAGCCCGATTTCCACACCAAGTGCGTCCATCAGGAATTCATATTGTTTGGCTACACGACCATTGGCAATTACTATGTCATCACCTAAGACGGCATAGTCTAAGAACCATTTCCCTCCTGAGGTGATCACACCTGCTCGAAGAGCGGCCCACTGAACGATAGCGTGGTGGGTCAAGGCAAGCATGGCCCAGGAAGAAAGAGCTCCCATCGGTTGGCCCGTCGCGTACCGCATAGGAACTGAGGTTTTCCCCAGTTGCTTATGCAGTGCGAAATAGGACCGACCGACCAGGAGAGTTCCCCATACTTCGGAAGCCCAAGGTCCTAAGACCGAGGACAGAAGTACTTTCTGGATTGATAGTGGCAGACGGTCAGTTGCGGCGGAGAGATCGAAAGAATAGAACGGCCCTTTCGGGTTGTTCTTCATCAATCGTCTAACCGGAGCAATTTGATCGAATGTCCCATCGGTCGGAATGCGTCTCAGTACCTCGAAGATCGCTTTGTGAAGCGGATCTAAGAGCCACTGCGTGAAGCAATCCACCATGGCGAATACTCGCACCTTGCCTGCTGGCTCATCCTTGAAACCGAGTTGTCCCAAATTCCCCAGTTCACTGATGACATCACTATTCGTAATGAAATCAATGGCTGGAGTATATTTGGGGTTCGACCAAGCTTCAATCCGATTTAGCAACCAGATGTTCTTAGTCATCTGACACCAATCCCGAAGGAAAGGCATCAGGCGACTAGAGGACCATAGGATTGCTGCAGCGAAGATCCCCGATGGCGACGTAGACAGGATAGTCACTGACCCTGAGGTTGGTGAATCCCTATCTTTCCGCACATGGGGACCTGACTTACTAATCAGGAAAGGTCTTGCTTT